ACAATAGTGGATTTGATTTTATTCCAAAACTTATTGAAATTGCAAATACTCCCGAACTCATTAATTCGGGAGCAAGTGCAGCATACTCTATTGGGGAAACTGTAATTGGAACTGTTGATGGTGTTGAAAGAATAAGATTTAGATTAGCTTCTCCTTTGCACAAATTCGGACCTTTCGATAATCCAGAAGAATTTTTTAGCACTAATCCATATGAAAGATTAACAACTATAGGATCTTTCTATAGTGCAAATTCAAAAGTTCTTAACGTTGATATTCCTTCACTAGTGGAAGAATCTCAGGGAAGATATTTTGGATATTTGGAAGTTGGAATGCAATTGGTTGGACAAACTAGTGGTGCAATATCATATGTTAAAGATCTTAGATTGATTTCCGATTCATTTGGAGATTTGATTGGATCTTTCTTCATTAGAGATCCCAATACAACTCCAGCACCAACAAATATTTTAGAAGTTGGTGAATCTACATTTAAATTAAATTCAAGTTCCTCTAATCAAAAACTAGTTACAGGATCTACAGTCATCTCTACTGCAAAATCTAATTTCTTATGTGAGGGAATACTCGAAACATATCAAAGAGATGTAATTATAACCACCACTAATACAACAACCAGAATTCAACGGAACCCGCCAAGGCCACCACCAAGGCCACCAAGGCCACCAGCACCACCATGGAGGGGCGATCCTCTTGCACAGACGTTTACAGTCGGTGGAGATATTCCAGTTCCTGGTGTTATTGATATTGAAGAGGATTCTTATGGAGTATTTGTTACATCCGTCGATTTATTTTTTAATACTATTGATGAAGGAAACGCTCCACTGCGAATTGAAATTAGAACAGTTGAATTAGGTATTCCCACTCTTCAACGTGTAGGAAAACCAGCTATTTTGAGACCAAGATCTGTTGATTCTGATTTAAATACAATTACCAATATTAATATTTCACCTACTGGAAATAAGGCAACAAATGTGAAGTTTCCAGAACCAATTTATCTTGAAGGTAATACTGAATATGCTTTGGTAATAATATCAGAATACAGTAATGATTATGAACTTTGGACTGCTGTAATGGGCGAAAATACCATTGAAACTCAAAACTTGCCAGATACCGGAAAAGTAAGATTTACTCAACAATTTGCTTTAGGATCTTTGTATAAATCGCAAAATGGTAGTGTTTGGACCACAAATCAATATCAAGATCTTAAGTTCAAACTCTATAAATCTAAATTTACCAGCACTTCTGGAACAGCATATTTTTATAATCCTCCATTGGATGCTAGTAATGATTTGGTTGATAAGTTAAATAGTAATCCTATAAGAACACTTCCAAAAACTGGAAAAATTGGCATTACCACTGTAACCGATTCTGAAACTTTAGGAATACTTACTACAGGAAGAAAACTTGCTGGGGTAGCAAATAATAATGGTACTGCGGTTATTACAGGAACAGGTAGTTCAGTAACAACAGTCGGTATTAGTACTGGTGGAATAAATTATCCAATTTCTTTGAGTGATAAATCTGTGGATACATTTAATGTTGTTGGAAGAGGAACCGGACTTAAACTTTTAATCAATACAAGTGCTTCTGGTATTATAACAGGAGTCGGAATTGATACTGGATATTGGGGTTCTGGTTATCAAACAGGTGACGTTGTTGGAATTGTCACTTCAACAACGTCTTCTACAAATCCAACAGGTAGAGAATCTTTAATTTCTATTAGTGGAATTACTGGAGCAAATATGCTCTATGTTACAAATGTTCAAGGTGAGTTTGGTTCGTCTGGTTCTGGAAAAGAATTTGCTGTTGGTGCTGCTTTGAGCTACTATAGTGGTTCTACTGGTAATACGATAGTTTCTATGGCATCTACCATCATTACAAGTTCTTCTGGAGATGGTGGAGTTAATTCTGGAAACTACCTGAAAGTCGATCACTTTAATCATGGAATGTATTTAAATGTCAACAAATTAAAATTTGAAAACATTGCATCAGATGTGCCTCCAACTTCATTGAATGTAGAGTTATCTCCTACTGAAACTTCATTTATTACTGTTACGGATACTTCAAATTTTACAACTTTTGAAGGTCAATCAGTAAATGCTGGATATCCTGGATACTTAAAGATTGGTCGTGAAATTATTTCATATAATTTTGTCGGTACTGGTGTTGGACAATTAAACATAGTTTCAAGAGGGGTTGATAGTACAGTAAAAACTACTCATAGTTTAAATATCCAAGTTTACAAATATGAATTAAATGGAGTTTCTTTAAGAAGAATTAATAACATAGTTATGAATGCCTCTACAGACATTGATATGGATAGTTATTTTGTTGAAATTGATAGGTCTGCAACATATGGATCTCTTAGATCTGCAGATGGTGAGAGTAGTACATCTCAACTTTCATTTAATGCAGAGAGAAATGTTGGTGGATCTGAAATTAGAGCATCAAAAAACATTATTTTTGATGCTCTAACTCCACATTTTAATTGCCAAGCACCCAATTTAACTTCAGTTTCTTCTTTAATAAGAACTGTTTCTGGAACAAGTGTTGGTGGTAATGAAATACCATTCATTGATAATGGATTTGAACAAGTTCAAATTAACCAATCAAATATATTTACTGATCTTAGAATGATTTGTTCTGAAGAGAATCAAAATGAATATTTGACTCAACTGCCCAGATTTAAATCATTCACTGCAGGAGTCACATTTAATACAGAAAATGAAAATGTCTCTCCATATTTGAATATTAAAGAAACGATTGCAGAATTTTCTAATAGTAGATTAAATAATCCAATTGAAGATTATTCTTCTGATAATCGTGTAAATTCTATAGCTACAGATCCACATTCTGCAATTTATTATTCAAATCCCGTTATACTTAAACAACCCGCAACAACCTTGAAAGTATTACTTTCTGCATATAGACACGAATCTGCAGATTTTAGAGTTTTATACAGTCTTTCTAGATCTGATTCTAATGAAGTAGAACAATCTTTTGAATTGTTCCCTGGATATGATAATTTAATATCTACAAATAGTGGATTTAAAGTTGTTGATTCGTCAAAGAATAGTGGATTGCCAGATGTTCGTGTTCCTGCAAGTATAAAAAATGAGTTCTTAGAATATGAGTTTACTGCAGAAAACTTAGATCTATTCAATGAATTTTCTATCAAAATTGTGATGTCTGGAACAAATCAGGCAGAACCACCTAGATTTAAAGACCTTAGAGTAATTGCAGTAAGATGATAAAAGTTGATGGGCATTCACACCTATATCGAGATGAAAATAATGGTGCTATCATTAACTGTGATAGCACCGGATATGAAAATTATTTGAGATCTACTTTAAATAGAGATTTACGAAAAAAAGAACTAGATGATTTGAGAAAAGATATTGATGAAATTAAATCACTCTTGAAAGAATTCTTGAACAAATCTTAGCCGGATAAATTAATATAAATATCTATAAGTATATTAAAATTAAATAATGTCCGTTTATGTATCCAATATTGTGGTTGAGCAGGGGTATGATTTCGATACTTCATTTCAATTACAGGATACCAGAACAAATTCCCCAATTATTTTGAGTTCTACAACGTCGGAAGCTATGTTGAGAAAACATTATGGTGCAACATCTGCGGTATCATTTGCGACTACTGTAACTGATGCCGAAGAAGGAATTTTGTCAATTTCACTCAATGCTTCACAAACACGGGATTTAAAACCTGGAAGATATGTTTTTGATGTGAAATTAACAAACGATGGTAATTATTTTAAAGCTGTTGAAGGAGTTGTATTAGTAAGAGCAGGGGTAACAAGGTAATGCCTAGTATCAACGATAGAATTGGTTCTCAAAATGTAATTCGTGTATTATCCAATGCAGCAGCTGCACCAACCAGATTGCTCAATTTAGCTGACGTAAATTCCACTCTAAAGACTAGAGATGGATTGATTCTGGTATGGGATACTGCTACAGAAAAATTTTATTTGACAGATACAATAGATAGTGGAACTTTAAATGTTACTGGTATAGTAACATTTTCTAATACATCCACATCAACAGCACCAACTAATGGTGCTTTGGTTATTAATGGTGGAGTTGGAATAGGAAAACAGGTATTTATTGGAGATACGTTATCTGTTGCTGGAATATCCACATTTGCATCTGATGTCGATATTAATGCAGCTGTTGATATTTTAAATGGATTAACTGTAAATTCGACATTTAAATCTGTAGGGGTTACAACTCTAGCATCAGCAGGAGGAATAACAACAACAGGAGGAGATTTATTTGTTGGAGGTGATTTTTCCTCAAGTGGAAGTTTATCAATAACTGGTAACACAAATGTTGTTGGAGTAATAACTGCAACAACACTTGATGTCACTGGGAATATTAGTGGAGCAACTCTTGATATTACTAATTCTGTTACATTTGGATCGAATGTAACGATTGGAGGAACACTTACTTATGATGATGTAAAAAATGTTGATTCAATTGGTCTAATTACTGCTAGAAGTGGTATTGAAATTGGTTATCCTGGTGCTGCATCTACTTTTAGTTCTAGTGGTGATATTGTTTTGTCTAGAAACTTATATGTTGCAGGTCTCTCCACTTTTGTTGGTATTGCAACATTTTCAAATGATGCATTTGTTGTAGGAACATTAACTGCAGGACTCATTGATGGAGGATCTTACTGATGGCAAAACCTAATACTAGACAAGAACTTGTTGATTATTGCTTAAGACAACTCGGAGCTCCAGTTCTTGAGATAAATGTTGCTGATGAGCAAGTAGATGACTTAGTTGATGATACTCTTCAATATTTTAATGAGAGACATTATGATGGTGTTGAGAAAATGTATCTTAAGTACAAAATTACTGAAGATGATATTAATAGGGGAAGGGCAAAGGGAACAGATGGGGTAGGTATTGTAACAACAACTGGAACTACAAATGTTGTTGGTTTTGGAACAACAACATTTAATTTTTATGAGACTTCAAATTACATTCAAGTTCCAAATTCTGTTATAGGAGTCGAAAAAATATTTAAGTTTGATACTAGCACAATCTCCGGAGGAATGTTTAGTATTAAATATCAATTGTTTTTAAATGATCTTTATTATTTCAATTCAGTTGATTTATTGACATATGCAATGACCAAATCCTATCTGGAAGATATTGATTTTTTACTAACGACAGAAAAACAGGTGAGATTTAATAAGAGGCAAGATAGATTATATTTAGATATTGATTGGAAAGCGCAAACTAAGGATACTTACCTTGTTCTTGAATGTTATAGAGCACTTGATCCTGAAAGTTTTTCTCAAGTTTATAATGACAGTTTTGTTAAAAGATACTTAACTGCTTTAATTAAAAGACAGTGGGGGATAAACATGATGAAATATAGTGGAACTAGACTTCCTGGTGGTATTGAATTGAATGGTAGGCAATATTTTGAAGATGGGCAAAGAGAATTAGATGATATAAAGCAAAGAATGTCTTCAGAATATGAAGTTCCACCATTTGATTTTATTGGATAATAATTATGTCATTAAATCCATTTTTTCTACAAGGATCCACTAATGAACAATATCTTGTTCAGGATTTAATAAATGAGCAATTAAAAATTTTTGGAATAGAAGTATATTATATACCAAGAAAATTAATTACCACCGATGATATTTTGGGAGAAGTCCAATCATCAAAGTTTGATGATAGTTTTCTCATAGAAGCATATTTGAACAACTATGAAGGATATGCTCCTGATAGTGATATTATGACAAAATTCGGTCTTAGATTGAAAAACGAAATAAGTTTAACAATTTCAAGAGAAAGATATGAGGAATTTATTGCACCGTTTTTAGAAGGCATTTCTTCTGGTATTAGAGATAATATAATCACTGGTTATGATTTTGGTGATTTAATAACCAGACCAAAAGAAGGTGATTTAATTTATTTTCCTCTCGGAGAAAGATTGTTTGAAATAAAAAAAGTTGAACATGAAAAACCTTTCTATCAATTAGGAAAAAATTATGTTTATGATTTGAGTTGTGAACTTTATGAATATGAAAATGAACAGATTAATACTTTTATTGATGAAGTAGATAATACAGTTGAAGATGAAGGATATATTACAACATTATCTTTAGTTGG